AAAGGTGTTTTCCTGAAGAAGACTGGTAAATTCGTACAACCAAAGGAGGGTTTCAATGTTATTGCAACTGCAAATACTAAAGGTAAAGGCAGCGATGACGGTAGGTTTATTGGAACTAACGTTCTCAATGAGGCATTTCTAGAACGTTTCTGTATTACTCTTGAACAAGAGTATCCAACAGTTAAGACTGAACAAAAAATTCTAGAGGGTATTGCTTTAGACCTTAGTATTGAAGACCGACAGTTCTGTAAGCATCTATGTGACTGGGCTGACATCATTCGTAAGACGTTCTACGATGGTGGTATTGAAGATGTTATCTCTACCCGTCGTCTAGTACACATCGTTCGTGCATACAGTATCTTTAACGATAAGTCAAAAGCAATTCAAGTCTGTATCAACAGGTTTGATGAAGAAACCAAGTCTTCTTTCTTAGAGCTCTATGATAAAGTCGATGTAGATTTTGAGATTAAAGTTGACAACGAGGAGAATGATTGATAGAATGACTGCATGGAGTTTATTATATGACCACATGAATTCTCTACCTGAGGAGGGGTACGAATGGACCCCTCTACGTTCCTCCGATGATAAAATTGAATTGACTGAACCTGAACCAAATTTTAATGTTAGTAGTAGACCATGGAAGTATAACGAAGAAGAGATCGTAAGAGAACTTCTTGAGTATATTCGAGGGACCTATGGTCAACATTATGCTGCCAATGATGAAAACATTCAAACACTAGATTTCATTGAGGCATCTCATGGTGATGGGGAAGCATTTTCCCGAGATAACATTCTCAAGTACACTTCCCGTTATGATAAGAAGGGAACCCCGAAACGTGACATTATGAAGATTATGCATTATGCTGTTCTTCTAATGTTCTTTCACAGCAAAAACTCTCAAACTACAAGTAACTACGAAACATTTTAATTATGAAACTGTCTGAATCCACTGTTGGTCTTCTCAAGAACTTCTCTTCTATCAACCAATCTATCTTGTTCAAGCAAGGTAGTAAGTTGCGTTCAATCTCGGTAATGAAGAACATTCTAGTCGAGGCTAATGTTGCTGAAGAATTCCCTAAAGACTTTGGTATCTATGACCTGAACCAATTCTTGAATGGTTTGTCTCTTCACTCCTCTCCTGACCTTGACTTTGAAAGGGATCAGTATGTTGTCATCAAAGAAGGTAAGTCACGTTCAAAGTATTTCTTTGCAGACCCTTCTGTAATCGTTGCACCTCCTGAGAAAGAGATTACTCTTCCTTCTGAGGATGTATGTTTTGAACTGACCAGTCAACAACTTGAGAAACTCAAGAAGGCTGCATCAGTTTATCAACTCCCTGACGTATCTGCCATTGGTGAGAATGGTGTCATCAAACTTGTATCTCGCGATAAGAAGAATGATACATCGAATGACTTCTCTATCATTGTTGGTGAGACTGATAATGATTTCGTATTCAACTTTAAAGAGGAGAACCTGAAGATTATTCCTGGTAACTATAATGTAGCTGTATCTTCTAAGTTGTTGTCTCGTTTTAGTAATCAGAACTACGATGTTCAATACTACATTGCACTTGAACCCGACTCTACCTTTGGTTGATTATGACAGACTGGAAAGAACTATATGGCAATCTTCCTGACTCCGAGTTAGATAAGATTGCAGTTCTTCGTGTCATGGAATGTTCTAATGGAGTAATTCAATACGCATTCCGTGACGGTTTAGAACATGCATTACCAATCGAACAGACAAGGGAGGTTATGAAGTTTAGTATGTCATGTATTAAGAACATGGCCATACCTCTTAAGGAAGAGACTATTACCTTTTTACCAGAAACTCAAGAACTCATGCGTCAAGCAAGAGAGTTCTATGTCAATGGTGTGAAAAAAGGTAGTGATAAAGACTATGCTGAGTTTATGAGAATTTCTGAAGCCACTGCACAAGTATGTGGAATGGAAAGGATTGTAACAGCATTGAAACTCTTGGAGAGAGAGGTTGACCTTTTCCCTGAAGGCACACTAAACTGGGGTGTGCAGTACTTGATGCAATTTTTTAGTAATGAATATCTTCGTGACTTCTTCGGATCCATGGCAGAGCGCCAAGGTTCTACCTGACAAGCACATCGTCAAGATGCCTCTAGAGACATGTCAGATGCTCTCTATCGTCTGTTCAGACAAGTGGGGTCATGGGTTCGGTACCTTACCCAAGGCCGATGGAACCCCATACAGCACAGAGAAAGGTGCCTTCCGTAACCACCCCTGTACCATCTGGGCAAACGAGTTCGTAATGAACTGGCAGTGGTTACTACACCACGGTCTTGCCCTTTGTGATGAGTACACACAAAGGTATGGTAAAGTGCACACATGTTTCAATACCTTAAATGCTGCAAAGGAAATCCTACCAACAGGAGATCCTACTGGTAGGTCTGGTAAAGAAACAACTCCTTTCGTTCGTGCAATGCCTGAGGAGTTTAAGTTTGACGATAGTATCTCGACATTTGATGCTTACAAGATGTATATTGCATCTAAACCATGGGTCAAAGATAACTATTTAAGACTTCCACATCGTAAACCTGATTGGATATGATAACCACACTGACTATAGATGACGATGGTGTTCTAACATTCACCGATGAAATCCTCCAAGAAACTGGATGGAAAGAAGGAGATATGTTAGAATTTATTGATAATGGTGATTCTTTTATTTTGAGGTTAGTTGATGAGTCGTAATGAATTTGTCTGGTGCGAATCCTACAGACCACAGACTATTGAAGATTGTATTCTCCCTGATGGGATCAAGAATACATTCAAACAATTTGTAGAGAAGGGTGAAGTCCCTAATCTACTTTTATCTGGACCACCTGGATGTGGTAAAACCACAGTGGCCAAAGCCCTTTGTTATGAATTAGGAGTAGATTATTATGTCATCAATGGATCCGATGAGGGACGATTCCTTGATACTGTCAGAAACAATGCGAAGAATTTCGCTTCGACCGTCTCGCTTTCGTCAAGTGCTAAACACAAAGTCATTATCATTGATGAGGCTGACAACACAACCCCAGATGTTCAACTCTGCTTACGGGCGTTTACTGAGGAGTTCATTGGCAATTGCAGATTCATCTTCACCTGCAACTACAAAAACAAAATCATCGCCCCCCTCCACTCCCGATGTGCAGTCATCGACTTTGCCATTAAGGGAAAAGAACGACAAGAACTTGCAGCCAAGTTTTTCAACCGTCTCAGGACTATACTTGAGAAGGAGAGTGTGGAATATGATCCAAAAGTACTCGTCGAACTAATTCAGAAACACTTCCCTGATTGGAGACGTGTACTTAATGAACTTCAACGATACTCTGTAAGTGGTAAGATTGATACCGGTATTCTTGCAGCATTTAGTAATGTCAAAACAGATGATTTGTTCCAGAGTCTCAAGACTAAAGACTTCTCTAAAGTCCGAAAGTGGGTCGTTGATAATCTGGACAATGATCCTAGTGTACTTATTCGTAGTATTTACGATGCTGTATATACACACTTGGAAGGTTCTGGGATTGCTGCTGCTGTCCTCATTATTGCTAAGTATCAGTATCAAAGTGGATTTGTTGCGGATCAGGAAATAAATATGTTGGCTTGTCTAACGGAGATAATGGTGGAGTGTACCTTCAAATGAAAAGACTTAGATACTATTTTAGAGACTCTGTGATGAAAGAAGATCCTCCGAATATTGGTGGTAGGGCAGAACATCTAAATCATCGCCTTAGAGAACTGGGTAGTAAATTAAGAGTCAGTGTTCATTATCCATATGTCACTGTCTTAGATGAAATTCCACCAGACAATCTTCTAAGTGACACTTTCTTAGAATATGTAAAATGTGAAGAGATTGATTTCGAGTATGAAGAAAAGGTTACCAAACTCAAACCAGGTCCTGTAAGGGGTCAACTAAATTGGAAAAGTAGTAACAAAGGTCCTGTTAGATTGAAACCATCGCACGATACCAAACATGAAGGTCCGATAAGAGAATATATAAAAGTGAAGGAGGATGGATTTACCAGACCCAATAAACCTAAAAATTCTCCACCAAAAGGTAAAATAGTAAAAATTTTAAAGGATGATTAAATTATGAACGTTAAAGTATTTCGTATGTCTTCTGGTGAAGATGTAGTTGCAGAAGTCCTTGAAGATAATGACCTAAGTATTGTCGTTATGAATGCAATTGTTGCATTTAACCAAGGTGATGGACAACTTGGTTTTGCTCCTTATGCTCCTCTTCTGAAACGAACTGAGAAGGAACTGGAGATTGATAAGAATTGGATTGTCTACATTGCCAATGTAAATGACGAACTAGTTGAAAAATATGAGGAGATGTTCTCTCCTATCAAAACCCCAAGTTCAAAATTGATTCTCTGATATATGACTACTGAATTGAAGGATTGGTTGAACTCAATCAACTTTACCAAAGAGAATCTTATTGAAGAAGATTCAACTCTTGTTAAAGAATATCCCCCCTTTATTATTAACAAGTGTCTATCAGGTCACCTAGATTGTGTCTTGTTTGCTAATGAGATGAATAAGTATCATTTCCTAGATAAAGACATGCAATATAATTTTTATCTAAATATATTGAGAAAGAGGAAGAGATTCTCTCCTTGGCTTAGAAAGGAAAAAGTATCGGATTTAGAGTTTGTTAAACAATACTATGGTTATAGTAATGAGAAAGCATCTCAGGTACTGAAAATACTATCTAATGAACAAATTGAATTTATCAAACAACGACTTGACACTGGTGGAAAAAAATGAATCAGACTGCTGAACCTCAGGTAGATTGGTCTCAGGACCAAATGATTGAAATCCGATTGAATGAACCCGATGACTTTCTTAAAGTCCGAGAAACTTTGACTCGTATTGGTGTTGCTTCTAGAAAAGAAAAGAAGTTATATCAGTCCTGTCATATTCTTCACAAACAGGGCAAGTATTTTATCGTTCACTTCAAAGAGTTGTTTGCTCTAGATGGTAAATACGCTAATCTTACTATTAATGATGTTCAGCGTAGGAATCGTATTACTAAGCTTCTTGCTGATTGGGGACTCATTACGATAGTCAAAGAAGATTCAACTGCTGATATTGCACCATTAAATCAAATTAAAGTTCTGTCATATAAAGACAAACAGGATTGGGTGTTGGAACAAAAATATAATATTGGTAAGAGAGGTAAAACCGAAGAGGCAGAATAAATAATACGTGTCTTTCGTGCGGCACACTCTACAATCGGAAACCCCTACAAGACGGTGTGGTTCTTACTACACCGTCTTTTTTCATATCTGTTATAATTAGTATTGGATGCCGAAAGGGTCCACACAACACAAACTCGCTTTAATAAGGAGCTTAAA